CGAATCCCTGAAGGCAAGCTAGTCGGGCAGGCGGTCAAACTGACCAAGGATCAGCGGAGATGGCTTGAGCTGATCTACGACTCGCCTACACGCACGTTCATCTTGTCGATGGCACGGAAGAATGCCAAGACGGCGTTCAGCGCCATGATTCTTGTGCTTCACTTGTGCGGGCCAGAGGCGCGGGCCAATTCCCAGTTATACAGCGCGGCGCGGTCACGTGACCAGGCGGCGATTCTGTTCGAGCTTGCGGCAAAAATGGTGCGGATGTCGCCGGATCTGTCCTCGGTGGTGGTGATTCGGGACACGGCGAAAGAGCTTGTGTGCTCAGAATTGGGGTCTATTTACAAGGCTCTGTCCGCTGATGCTGCGACAAAGTACGGGCTTTCCCCGGCTGTCGTGATCCATGACGAACTGGGCCAGGTCAAGGGGCCACGGGATGAGCTGTATGAGGCGCTGGAGACTGCGGGCGCGGCTCAAGAAACGCCACTGTCCATCGTCATCAGCACGCAGGCACCCACTGATGCGGACCTGTTGAGCCTGTTGATTGACGACGCCAAGACGGGCGCGGATCCTCGTGTGAAGCTGGCCCTGCACGCTGCGCCGGTTGAAATGGACCCGTTCAGCGATGCGGCCATCCGTGCGGCCAATCCACACTTCGACGTGTTCATGAACAAGGACGAGGTGAGGCGCCAGGCGCAAGATGCGAAGCGCCTGCCGAGTCGTGAGGCGGCATATCGGAACCTGATATTGAATCAGCGCGTCGAGGCTGCAAACCCGTTCATTTCGCGTGCGATATGGATGGAGAACGGCGACTATCCCGACGACATCGACGGGCTAGAGGTGTGGGGAGGGCTGGACTTGTCCTCGGTGTCTGACCTCACCGCGCTTGTTCTCGTCACTTCTTCGGGTGATGTGGTGCCGACATTCTGGCTACCGGCTGATGGCCTGCCTGAGAAGTCGCGCAATGACCGGGTGCCCTATGACGTGTGGGCCGATCAGGGCTATCTGCTGACGACTCCGGGCCGGTCGATTGAATATGAGTACGTGGCCGAACACCTGAGGGGAGTGTTTGACCGCTACCGCGTCAAAGCTCTGGCATTCGACCGCTACAACATGCGATTCCTTAAGCCGTGGCTTGAAAAGGTTGGGTTTACCGAGGATGAGCTGGCGAAGTTTGTCGAGTTCGGGCAGGGGTTTGTGTCCATGAGCCCGGCGCTGCGTGAGCTTGAATCGAGTTTGCTGGCGCGGAAGTTGAAGCACGGCAATCACCCGGTTCTGACCATGTGCGCGGCCAATTGTGTGGCAGACTCAGACCCGGCTGGGAATCGAAAATTCAACAAACGCAAGGCTTCGGGTAGAATCGACGGAATGGTTGCGCTTGCGATGGCTGTCGGTGTCATGCCAAGCGATGCCGAGGCGAACATGGACGACTTCATTTTTGAACCTCTGATCTTCTAATGGCACGCATCATCACGTCAATGCTGGGATGGTTTGGCTATCGGGCTACAGCATTGTCTGAGCAGGCCGGGAAACAGACCAACACGCCGGATTCTCCCCTTGTCGGAGACGTTGCCAACATCCGGGCTGACGGCGCTTTGCAGTTGGCGGCGGTGTGGTCATGCGTGGAGCGCCGGGCTAACACGGTGGCATCGTTGCCGCTGTTTGTCTACAAGCGCGGCGCGAACGGTCAGAAGGATCTGGCGCGAGGTGATCGGCTGTATTCCATCCTGCACGATTCTCCAAACCGACGAATGACGCCTTACGACTTCTGGCGCGTGATGTTGCTCAATCACGATCTTCGTGGCAATGCCTACGCCAGAATTGACCGAGACGCACGTGGCGAGGCTGTCGGCCTGTGGCCGATGCCTGCCGATCAGGTCGAAGTGAACGTATTGGATGATGGCTCGGTGGTGTACCTGTACCGAGTTGGCGACAACGTAGCGGCTTTGGCCGAAGAAAACGTCTTACACCTCAAGAACCTCGGCAATGGAACAACTGGGTTCGCCAAGCTGGAGTTCATGCGGGTCACGACTGACGAGGCCAGCAAGGCGCAGCAGTCTGCATCTAAGCTGTTCGGCACTTCGGGCAAGCCCACGGGCGTGCTCATGGTGGATTCTGTTCTCAAGCAGGACCAGCGGGCGCAGATCAAAAAGGCGTTTGCCGAGATGAGCGAAGGGCCAAGCGTTGGCCGGTTGTTCGTGCTTGAAGCGAACATGAAATATCAGCAGCTCGGGATCAGCCCGGAAGACCAGCAGTTGCTTGAGTCTCGCAAATTCGGGGTTGAGGAAGTCTGCCGATGGTTCGACGTTCCCCCTGTTCTGGCTCATCACTCCAACGTCACGACGTGGGGGAGCGGGGTCGAGCAGATCATGGACGGCTGGTATAAACTCTCGATCAGGCCATTGCTTGTCTCGATTGAGCAGGCAATTGCCAAGCGCGTTCTTACGCCTGCGCAGCGTTCGTCGATGGCTGTCGAGTTTTCATTCGATGCGCTTTTGCGCGGGAATCCGAAGGACCGGGCCGAGATGTATGCGAGCGGCGTGCAGAATGGATGGATGACGCGGCGCGAGGTTCGGCAGTTGGAGAACCTTCCGCCGATGGAAGGCACGGACGAATTGACGGCTCAGACAAACCTGGCACCGCTGGGCCAGTTGGGTCAAACGCAAGGTGGAAGCAATGGAAACCAAACACCTACAGCTTGACGACTGCGGCATCAAGTTCGCCGAGTCCGAAGGCCGATTCAGCGGTTATGGGTCTGTCTTTGGTGTCAAGGACTCACACCGCGACATCATCATGCCTGGCGCGTTTGCCGAGGTAATCAAGTCCGGTGAACCTGTCCACGTCTACGTGAATCACGGATGGATCCGTGGTGAACTGCCGGTTGGCAAGTGGGACGGATTGGATGAGGACGCTTTCGGCCTGAAGGGCGATGCTGGGTTGGTAATGAAGATGCCAACAGCCGCTAACGCCTACTGGGCCATGAAGGGCGGTCTTGTCAGTGGCTTGTCGATTGGCTACATCGCAGACCCGGCAGGAATCGAAAAGCGCGACGACGGCACTCGCGTCATCCATCGGATGAAGGCGCTGAAAGAGATTAGCATTGTCACGGACCCATCGAACAAATCGGCGCAAGTGACCGACATCAAGTCGATGGCGCTGGTTGATGAAATCTGCGACATCAAATCTATTCGAGACTTCGAGAGCTTCTTGCGGGATGCAGGCGGCCTCAGTAAAGGGGCGGCCCTTGCGTTGACCGCCCGCGCTCGTGAGTTGTTTGGCCGGGGGGATCCTGCGCAAGATGACGCCGAAGCGAAGATGATGGCCGAGATTGCTCAACGTCTTGAGCGGCTCGCCAAGTAACGCGCATTCCGCAACTGAACGAGGTATACACCATGACGATTGAAAAAGTGCTGACCACCATTGAACTGGTCGAAAAGAAGCTCGCTGCCATGTCCGAAAAGGCTGACGGCGAAATGGCAACCATTGGCAAGGTTTCTACCGACACCAAGGCTGCGCTGGACACCATCGGCACCCAACAGCGCGAGCTGGCCGACCGTCTGCTGCAACTGGAACAGAAGGGCCTGACCCAAGCCCCTGAAACCAAGGCCGACGAATCTTGGGGCGGTCAGCTCATCAAGGCCAGCGCGTTTGCTGACTTTGTTGGCGGTCGCACCCAAAAGGCTCGCGTCGAAGTCAAGAACACCCTGACCGGCTCTAACACGACTGTCGCCCCTGATCGTCGCCCTGGCATCGTCCCTGGCGCGTTCCAGATGCTGACCATTGAATCCCTGCTGAACAGCACCACGACCACATCCAATGCGGTCGAGTTCACCAAGGAAAACGTGTTCACCAACAACGCCGCCGAAGCTGCCGAAGGTTCTGCCAAGGCCGAATCGTCGCTGACCTGGACCCTGGTGAACATGCCAGTGAGCACCGTCGCCCACTGGATCAAGATCAGCCGCCAGCTGGCGATGGACAACACGGCACTGGCCGCGTACGTCAACAACCGCATGACCTATGGCGTGAACCGCAAGGTTGAAACGCAACTGGTGAGCGGCGACGGCACCGCGCCCAACATCTCCGGCATGTTCGACACCGGCAACTTCACGGCCCACGGCTACGCTGATGCGAGCCTTGGTTCGACCTTGAAGAAGCTGGTTCTGATCCGCAAGATGATCGCCGACACCTGGGCCGCTGGCTACCCTGCCGAGGCGATCCTGCTGAACCCTGCCGACTTCGCGCAGATCGAAATCGACCTGCTGACCACTGCTGCCGGTCAAGTCCGTGTCGCTGTCGATGCTGCCGGTGTGATGCGTCTGTGGGGTGTGCCTGTGGTCCAGTCGGTTGGCGTCACTGCCGATACCGTTGCCGTTGGCGCGTTCTCGCAGGCTTACACCCTGTACAACCGCGAAGGCGTCGTGGTGGAAATGTCCGAGTCCGACTCCGACAACTTCACCAAGAACTTGATCACGATCCGCGCTGAACGTCGTCTGGCCCTGGCAACCGAAGTGCCTGGCGCCATCCGTGCAGGCGATCTGACCCCGGCCTAATTGGCCCTTGGTTCTGACGGTCTGGTGACCCGATGGCCCGGCCCCTTCTTGGGGCCTTTCCTCAGCATCTAACGGGTGTTGAGTAAAGGAGAGATGATGCAAGTCAAGTTCACCACCTTCGGCGCGATGTCAAGCATTGGCGGCTTTGAGCCTGGCCAGTTGCTTCGCTGCGGCGCTGAGATGGCGCGGCATCTTGTCGAGGACTGCAAGTGTGCGGTTTACATCACGCCACCTATTGCGCCTGAGATCAAGGCGGAAGAACAACCAGTGACGGCCAAGCGTGGCAGGAAGGCGCGAGATGCTGCTGACGCTGGCTGAGGTCAAGGCGCATTGCGGTGTTGATGGCAACGACCATGACACCGTTCTGACCATCTACACAGATGCCGCCGAGGCGTCCGCTGTGGAGTTCATCGACCGGAACGTCTATGCTGATTCGACGGCTTTGACAACTGCGCAATCTGGCGCGTTTGCTTTGATGACGGCTGCGACTGCC